AAGCGAGGGAACACAACATGGGATTATTTAGTAACCTATTTTCTAAAAAGAACACGGCAGCAGTACAACCGCAGCCCGTACAGATGCCGGAAGAAAAAAAGCCGAGGTATATTATAAAAAACCAACGGTTTATCCTGGACAATGTAAAAGACCACATGGAAGATATTATGGACCTTGTGGATGAAAACGAAGATTACAAAATGAAAGACCGGGATTTTATAGATGAAAAACAAGAAAATGAAAAAGTATTTCAATATGAAATAAACGAAAAAGCTACAATAACCACTATATCTTGTGAGGGGGGGGGCGGAGCAACTACAAGTATTTGTGCGTAATACCCACATTGGAGATATAAAAAAGGGCGGCATAAGTAGAGTAAAAAATCTTTTAAAAAAAGGCAATATAGAAAATATATGGGTTGAGGTGTCCGGCGGAAAATATAAAATGATAAAGGAATGGGATGATGAATATACCGTATTAGACACAGAAACACCATTTAGTATTACCATTGAAATAACCTATAAAGAAGAAATCACAGAATAAGTAAAGGAACATAGGAAACAGACGGGGACAACAACGGATTATTCCGGGTTGTCCCTATTGCCGTATCAAGGGGGTTATTTTTATGGGTAGAAAATACAAACAGTTAAGCCAAAATGATAGAATATCAATGGAAACACTACTTAACAAAGGTCATTCCGTACAAGAGGTTGCGGATTATTTGCACGTTCACAGAAGCACTATTTACAGAGAAATGAAACGGGGCGAGTATGTACATAGAAATTCAGACTATACGGAAGAGGTGCGTTATAGTAGTGATAAGGGGCAGCAGACCCATGATTGGAACGCCCAGGGCAAAGGCAGAAATATTAAAATAGGCAATGATATTAAATTGGCGGAATACATAGAAAATAAGATTGTAGAAAATAAATATAGCCCGGAAGCAGCATTGGCAGCAGTAGCAACAAGCGGAATAGAATTTAGCACCACTATAAGCGTAAGAACCCTATACCGCTATATTGATAACGGCATATTCCTTAAACTTACCAACAAGCATTTACCCGTTAAGGGTAAGAAGAAAAAGAAAAACAAGAAAGTCCAGGTACAGAAGAGGGCAGCAGCCGGGGAGAGCATAGAGAACCGCCCGGATGAAGTGGCAACCCGTGAAACATTCGGACATTGGGAAATGGACACCGTAAAGGGTAAACAAGGCGTTACAAAATCATGTATGCTTGTATTAACAGAGAGAAAGACCAGGGACGAGATTATATTTAAACTGAAAGACCAAAAGGCGGAAAGTGTGGTGGATGCCCTGGACCGTTTAGAAAGAAAATGGGGAGATATGTTTTCTAAGGTGTTTAGAAGCATCACAGTAGATAACGGCGTGGAGTTTTCGGATTGTAAGGGCATGGAGCGTTCAGCATTGACACCAGGGGAGAAACGCACATATCTATTCTACTGCCACCCATACAGTAGTTGGGAGAGAGGGACCAACGAGAACACCAACAAGCTAATCCGCCGCCATATCCCTAAAGGGGAAGATTTTGACGAAAAGCAAGATAGGGACATTGAATTTATAGAAAATTGGATAAACACATACCCACGGGGTATTTTTGATTTCAAAACATCAGAAGAATTATTTAAAGAAGAGTTAGAAAAAATCACGGCATAATATTTTTTCAAAAACTTGTCGCAAAACTATTGACAAAATATAGAGCTAAGTTGTAAAATCAAGTGCGACAAGGGTTAATAACTCTATCGCACTTGATTTTTTATTGTGGAAAATATGAGTGCTACAAGAGAATTAAAAAACTCTTGTAGCACTTTTTATTTTGCCAATTTTTAAGGAAAGGTGGGCGGAAACGTGAAAAAAGGAGATAAGCGTATTACATACGCCGACAGACAGAAGATTGAAGCAATGGAGCGAACCGGGGCAAAGGTTACAGACATTGCAAAGGCGGTTGGGTTTCACAGAGCAACGATTTATAACGAATTGAAGCGTGGGGGAACACCATACCGGGCAGAAGTAGCACAGAGAAGTTTATAAATGCCAGGCGGCAGCAGTATAGAAAGGAACTCAACATGGAAGTGTGGATATTACGAGGGACAGACCCGGAAACATTGGAAGAAAAGATAAATAAGCAGTTGGAAGAGGTGGAAAAGGTAAAATCACTTTTCCATACGCCAACGGTTCAGTATCAAACGGCAGTAGTGCCGCAGATGCGAGGGGATAAGGTAACGGGTTACAAGGTGGAGTATTCAGCAATGGTTGCAGTAGAAGCAAAACCGTTATTCCGGGAAGCGTAGGTGGCAGCAGATGAAAAGAAAATTAAAGGTTAATGACTTCTTTTGTGGATGCGGCGGAATGGGTATTGCATTTAAAAATGCCGGGTATGAAATAGCAGGGGCATGGGACTTTGATAAATACGCCGTGGAGAGTTACCGGGCAAACGTAGGGGACCATGTACAGAAAGCAGACATTAAGGAATTGCACCAAGCAGACATCCCACAAGCGGATGTGTGGGCGTTTGGTTTCCCGTGCCAGGATTTGAGCGTTGCCGGAAAGCAACGGGGCATGATTTTAAAATGCGAGGATTGCGGCGAGGAAATAGAGATAAACCCGGAAGAGTACACGGGCAACACCATTTGCCCCAAGTGCAGCAGTAACAATTTTAAGGCGGCGAGCCGTAGCGGATGTTTCTTTGAAATGATGCGATTACTTGAAGAAACAGAGAGAGAGAGAGAACACGCCATGCCGGCCGTTATCATTGCGGAGAATGTGCGAGGGTTACGCCCGTATCTGCCAGTGTTACGCCTGGAATATGAACGCCACGGGTACACGGCACATATTGAAATGTTTAATTCCAAATATTGGAACGTGCCACAGAACCGGGACCGTTACGCAGTAGTAGGGACCAGAAATAAAAAGAACCTAACATTTACATTTCCGAAAGAGCAACACGAATTTGTACCGAAGTTATCGGATTACCTGGAAAAAGATGTACCGGAGAAATATTACTTGCCGGATGAAAAGGCACAAACCATTATAGCCCAGGCGTTAGAGAAACTAGAGGGTTTAGGAAAGTGCCATGCGTGCATTACGCCGGACCGTATCAACAAGCGGCAGAACAGACCGAGGGCAAAGGCAGAGGACGAGCCAATGTTTACACTTACCGCCCAGGATTTACACGGCGTTATCATCCTGGAAGATGAACAGACGGAAGAAAGCGTTGTTACGGACATTGCAGAGGAAACCGGGCTTTTAGACCCTAACGGTTGCGGAAAAACATTACGAGTTGGGGGGGCGGAAGCATCACAAAGAAACATAACTACCAACACGTTATTGTCAATCCAGGGGGGGCAGAGAGCAACAGAGTTTCCCATAACGGTAACGGTCAATAAGTGCGGAAGAAATGTTTTAAAAATTGCGGATGTTTCCCCGTGCCTTACCGCAAGGGATTATAAAGGGTACGCCGGAAAGAAAGACATGATAGCAGTTATAGAAGAGCGAAAGGAACAAGACAATGGAAAGAGCCAACAACCAGGGTTGCCAAATGGTGGGGATGCTTGACATAAAAGGTCAAGACCAATGCCGCCGGGTGTATTCAACGGACGGAATAGCACCAACCCTTACAACATCCGGGGGGGGGCAAAGGGAAGTGAAAATATTTGATACAAAGCGGTTGAGGGTGCGAAAGTTGACCCCAAAAGAATACGGAATTTTACAAGCGTTCCCTATGGACGATTGGAAACAAGTTGTTTCGAATAGCCAGGCATATAAACAATTTGGTAACGCAGTAACCACAACGGTATTTACCGCAATAGCGGAAGAGATAGCAAAAAGCATTTATGCAGCAGAAGAAAGCGAGGAACAAAACATGGAAGCAGAAAACAAGAACTTTACCGGGATGAATGAACCGGAAGAGAAGCCAACGGCGGAAAGTATTTTGGCAGCAGCGGAAGCAGAAGCCCAGGCGGCAGCAGACCAGGAAGAAACGGCTAAAACTGCAATTCCGGCAGAGGAAACCATAACACCGAACTCATTAGCCAACGGGATGTTGCAGTTTCTTCTTGATAGCGGAATTGTAGCGAGTGCGTGCGTAACGGATGAAACAGAAAAGATGTTTGCAAAGCACATTAAAGAAGAATTGGACGGAATAACGATTGGGGAAACACCGGAGATATTGAGAGATTGGGAAGCGGCACAAAACGCCGTCAATGATATGCTTTCAAAATATGCACCGGGCGGATATATGGGGAAAATCATTTATCCATTACTTACCCCATTAAAAGAGCGGTTGGAAGCCGGGGAAAGAACACCGGATTTATACAACGCCATTGTAGAAGCCACAAGGTAGGTGCAGCGTATGACATTAGCGGATATTGTGGCCGTTATGTCTGGCCCGGACCGTGTACGGATTACAAAAGGAAGCAATGAACTATTTGCCGGATATTTGGGTAATTTGGTACACATGGCAGAATATGAAGCACTTATGGCGGAAGAGGTCACACGGCTAAAAGAAAAAGTGGACATAACCCATAAAAGATATAAGGAATTGGGACTAATGCAGCCATTACACCCGGAAGAAACACCAAATTACAGTTTTTCAGATTTGCAGTTGACTATATACCGGGAAATCATATTGAAAAGCGAGGAATAACACATGGAAGAAAAAACAATGATGCCTATTAACAATCAGATTGAGCCGGATTTTTTAGAACACATCAAAAGCACCTTTAAGCGGTGGAGAGATTTAAACACCCAGGGCGTGACGATTGGGGCAAGAGAATTAAGTAATTTTGCCTTTACCTTAAAAGGTGCATCCATGAATAGCCATTTGGGATTTAAGTACAATTTCAACCCACGGGGAACGGATGCAGACGGAAACCCGGCAATCACATTAAAACTTTATACCAAACCGGAGCAGATGAACCCGGCAGCAGATAGGCCGGTATATGAATTTGCAGCCCCTTACATGGTTTAGGGTGCAGCAGTACAGAAAGCGAGGGAACACAACATGATGCAGAAATTAAAAGAAGAAATCACGGCAGCAGCCAACAGAGAATTAAACCGGGCAAATGAGCAATTCCCGTTATTTACATCAAAACATGAGGGCGTGGCGGTTGCCTATAAGGAATTGGAAGAGAGCAAAGAAGCCCTTGAAGAGTTAGAAGCATCCTTTAAGTGCTTATGGGATGATGTGAGAGGGAAAGAAACGCCTTGTTATCTGAAAGAAGAGATAACACCGCTTAAAATTGCAGATTACGCAATTAACCTTGCGTGCGAAGCCGTACAGACGGCCGCTATGCTTATGAAATATGAAATGAGCCTTAATCCGGCAGTAGAAAGCGAGGACGAATAATGGCAATATACGCAATTGATTTTGATAACACATTGGCTATTACCCGTTTCCCGGAAATTATAGCCCCAAACAAAAAAATGGTTGCTTTTGCAAAAGCGGTAAAAGCCCAGGGACACCAAATAATATTATGGACAAGCAGAGCCGGGGCAGACCTGGAAAATGCCGTGGAGTGGTGCAGATTGCAAGGGATTGTATTTGATGCCGTGAATGAGCCATTACCGGAGCAGATAAAGCGGTGGGGCAATGATACAAGAAAAATCTATGCGGATTATTACATAGACGATAAGAACATGACAATAGCCCAAGTGGAAAGCACCATGAACCAAATAAAAGAGATTATGGAAGAAATGGAAGAGTAGAAAACAAGGGAACACAACATGGGACAGTTTAAAGATTATATGGATTTGGACGAACACCCTTTTACGGGATTAAGAAAACTATCAATGCCGTTCAAAGCAAGAATTAAAAACACCGAGTACATAAGAAAGTTTTTTGACGGAACGCCAAACTTTAGCCAGGTGGAAGATGTGACGATTGGAAAGGTTTATGAAATCCATGCGGTAAATGGCTACGGGGATGTTTCGGACTTTATTTTCACGGATGATTTGGGAAATGAAAATAGATTAGGAAGTTTCTTTTTTGAAGATGCAGAAAGCGAGGATAAATAAATGGGATTTATGGACAATTTTACATCAGATAGCCCGGTAACAGTAAAACAGCCGGATTATTACGGAATGGTAAAGGAAGCAGCCAAAGCGGAGTTAATCACAAATGCGGTCAATGCGGAAGTGCCGGGGTACTACATCCAAGCAATGATTACCGGGAAAAAGCCGGATTTTCTTAATACCCTGGATGCAGAGGAAGAGGAAACCGGATTTAGAACGGAATATGAACAGATAACCGGGGCGGTGGTATCAATTTTTGAAGCCTGGGAGAAAGAAAACGGCGTTGAGAGTGCAGCGGCCGGATTACATAGGCTTATAGATGATTTAAGCAAAAACCGAATTGAGGAATTAAGGGTAATCAGAGAAAACAGAGAAGCAGAAAACGCAATATTAAGCAAATTACTAATTCCGCCATTACGTGGGGACGAAAGCAGAGCGGAAGAAACAGAAAGCGAGGGAACACAACATGATGCAGACGGCGGCAGTACAGAAGATAAGCGAACAGAATAGCCCATATAAAGCAATGTTGGACCGGGCCTATATGATAGGCTATACGGATGCCATGAACCAGGAGAGAAGCCGCAGAAGAGCCGCCAGGGAACGCCGGGAAAGAAAAAAGTATTTTGCCATGCAGAAGTTAAACGGCGTTGCGTTGCTGATTTTCACGGCCGTAGCAATCAAGATTTTAGAGGGGGATGCAACAATAGCATTTATAACCGTTCCTTTAGGGTTATCCATGCTTTTATCCAAAGAAATGTTGATTATCAATAAATATTATTGGAAATGTGAGGAAAAGTCGGAAAGAGGGGTGCAGTAATGAAGTTTGTTATCCAGGGATTAAAGTACGATACGGATAAAATGAAGAAAATAGCGAATGTGAAGAAATGGTATGAAACCAATAGCCCACTTGTTAAGGCAATTTACGGAAATAGAAAAGTAGGAACTACATACGATTGTGAATTGTGGAGAAGTGAAAAAGGAAATTGGCTTTTGACGCATACAGAGGACTACAACAAGAAAGTAGGAAACGCCATAACAGAAGAGGAAGCAAAAAGCCTTTTAATGAGATATACACCGGATATTTACGAAACAGAGTTTGAAAAAATACCGGAAGCATAGAAAAAGCGAACCCCTATTGCAAAGGTGGGGACCTAAAACAATAGGGGTTGGAACTCAACAAAGAGAGTATAGCACAATATATAGTGTTTGTAAATGTGGTTTTTCTATATATAGGAAGAAACCGCATTGGAAAGGTTGGTTTTACATGGTTGTAAGGATTATTACCATAATTGCAGCAGTTACGGCAACGGGATTTTTCACGCTTGCCGCTTTATGGTTCATAGGATTTTTGAAAGTCCGCCAGGCGTGGGCGTGGCTTTTTGAAGATTGGGACCGTAGATTTTAATTTTTTTTGACGGTGCAACCGGGTTTAGCCGTCCTTGTAATGGGCCTTAACATATCAACCATTATAGAAATATATGTTTTATATCTGCCTGGATAGGTGGGTTTTAGATAGATAAGTGAAAAGGTGGGGCAATGGGTAAAAGATATTATGACAATTACGATTATGAGGAAGCATACAAGGAGCAGTGCAAGAAGTTAGAGGAAGCAGAAATGGAAAGGTGGATGAAAGAGGGGTGGGTAAACTGCCTATACAGAACATCCACATACAAAAGCACCAATACAGAGAGCAACACAACATTGCTTGAAAGTATGGTGTACCCGTCCTTTAAATTCAAAGCAGATATGCCAAAGACGGAAAAGAAGAGAGAAACAAGCCCGTCACAATCAAACCTCAACGATAAGAACGCAAGACGGTATTTAATCCGTTTAGCCAATATCAATTTTGGGAAAGGGGATATATGGGCTACGTTTGGTTGGAATAATGGGTTATTGCCGGAAACCTACGAGGATGCAAAAAAAGATGTGGTTAATTTCATACGCCGCATAAACCGCAAGCGTAAAAAGCTAGGGTTAGAAAATGCAAAGTATATTTACATAATCGCATTTGAGGAATACACACGCCCACATTTTCATTTACTCATATCCGGCGGAATAGACCGTGACGAGTTAGAAAGAATGTGGGGAAAGTGCGATAGACCAAACACCAGGAATATAAGCCCGGACGAGAATTTTTTATTAACCGGACTTGCTACCTACATAACACAGAACCCACACGGAACAAAGCGTTGGTGTCCGTCCAAGAATTTGAAAAAACCGGATGAACCAAAACGCAGTTACTCAAAATTCAGAAAAGCAAAGGTGGAGAAAATGGCCTTTGATAGTAGCGTGTTACAAGCAGAAATGGAAAAGGCATATCCGGGCTTTACGTTCCTGGATGCAGAGGTAAAGCGCAACAGAGTAAACGCAGCCTTTTACATATACGCCCGTATGGTTAAAAAGGGCGAGAAGCCGAAAGGCAAGCCACAAAAAAGAAAGCGAGGGAACAAAGCATGAAAATTATTTGCACACTAAACCTAAAGGGCGGATGTGCCAAGACCACAACGGCGGTCAGCATGGCGGAGTTATTGGCAACCGGGTTTAAATCGAAGCATGGAACGGTTAAGCCTGGGAAAGTCCTTTTATTTGACAATGACAAGCAAGGGAACGCAAGCCGCCTATTTGATGCGTACCAGGGAGAAACAGAAAGCCCGGCGGCAGCAGTATTAAAAAGAGCCACATTCCGGGGAAACACAATAAGACACACGAAAATTGAGAATTTGGACATTGTACCATGCAATTATTTTATGGAGTTGGCGGAATTAGAGATTAAGGCGGACACGGAAATGCCACAACATGACAGATACCGCCGGGCATTTGAAGAATTAAAAAATACGCCGCCATTTGGAAATTATGATTACTGCATCATAGACAACGCCCCGGATTTAGGCATGAATGTAATAAACGCCCTTGTGGCAGCGGATGAAATTGTTATACCAGTGAATTTAGATTGCTATTCTCTGGACGGATTGGAAGAATTGGTGGACCAGGTAAACAATGTTAGGCAGTTGAACCGCAAAGCCCACATTGCCGGGGTGCTTATTACGGACTATGAGAAATCAGACACAAGCGAAGCGGCGGAAACATGGTTGAGAGAAAAAAGCGGATTGCCCGTATTTAATACAATCATACGCCATTCCAAGAAAGTAAAAGACAGTACATTTTACCACAAAACGCCAATAGCCTATTGCGTGAGAAGCGGAGCGGCACAAGGATATAAAAATTTCATCCTGGAATACATGAATAAACCACACATGGCAGCAGAGCAGAAAGAGAGGGGATAACATGGGCTTTAATATTATGGACCTTATGAACGGAGCAACCAGGGCAGCAGTTGAGGGCGTAGACAACTACGAAGCAATAACCCTTAACCTGGACGAAATCAAAGTTACGAAGCACAACCGTTATAGCATGGACGATTTGGAAGAATTGGCAACATCAATTCTTATGGACGGATTGCAAGAGCCGTTAATCATTGGCCGGGTAAACGGGGAGTATCTTCTTTCCGGTGGACATAGACGGCGTGAAGCCCTTGTTATTTTGCAGAACGAGGGACACACGGAGATTACGCAGAACATCCCGTGCCGCTTTAAGGACATGACGGAAACGCAATTTAGATTATCCTTGCTAATCGGCAATACCTTTAACCGAAAAATGACCGATTACGATTTGATGAACCAGGCGGCGGATTGGAAAGAGGTATTGACCCAGGCGAGAAAGGAAAAATTGTTAGTCCTGGAAGAGGGAAAAAGGGTTAGGGATTATGTGGCGGCAGTCCTGGGGGAGAAACCAACCAAGATTGCACAGTTGGAAGCAATTAACAACAATGCCACGGAAGAGGTAAAAGAGCAGTTTGAAAAAGGCAATATGAAAATTACAAGTGCCTATGAAACAAGTAGATTATCCGAGGATGCACAAAAAGAAGTTGCGGCAGCAGTTGAAGCCGGGGCGGATATAAAGAGCGAAGAGATAAAACAGATGTCAGAAGAGAAGAAAAAGAAGCGTAAGACCGCCGAGGACATAGCCAAAGAACAAAATGTGTCAGATACCGACACATCCGAGGAAGAAAAGGCAAATGCCAAGAAATTACACGCCGTAAAAATGCTTGAAAAATATTATATCTATCTTTCCGAAGAGGAAACGGGCATTTTGGAACGGATGTTGGAAGATTGCAAACGCCGCAAGCGTGAATACGCCTTAGAGGAAGATTAAACGGGTATGGGGAAAATTATATTATTCCCCACGCACCCGGATTATTGCAAAAGGTGTATTTATTCCAGGAACAACGGAACGTGTGCAAGCGAGAAATACAACGAAAATCAATACAAGGTAAATTGCGTGTGGCATTACTGCAAATACCGGAAAGAAAAGGCGGAATATGAAACATGAGTATACAGAACATGAAGAGAAGCGAAACAACGGAGCAAATAGCCCTTTTCAATTGGGCGAAGCGGACAGAAAGCATATTGCCGGAATTGGCGTTGATGTACCATGTGCCAAACGAGGGCAAAAGGAGCAATGGCGGAATATTAAAGGCGGCCGGACTTAAAAGCGGCGTGCCGGATATATGCCTACCCGTTGCAAATAACGGCTTTCACGGGTTGTATATCGAATTGAAGTTTGGAAAGAATAAGGCAACCAAAGCCCAGGAAGAGTATATGGCAATGCTTAATGCACAAGGCTATAAAACGGCGGTGTGCTATGGGGCAGAGGAAGCCAGGGAAGAGATATTGGCATATCTCACAGAACCGGGACGGATGCCAAAGAAAGCGTGTGTAAATGCACCGTGGATTAACGGAAAGTGTGACGGTATCAATTTACCGTCACGAATGTTTAGCCGGGAAGAGTGCAGAGAGTGTAAGAATTTTAATCCGGGAAGAGAAGAAAGAATAATAAACGAGATTTTAAGCGAACACCCGGAAAAGAGAGAAATAAAGCAAGCAATTATAAATCTTTCATGCGGTCAGACGGGAAATAAAAAGATTGAGAGTATGGAAGATACATTGGAGATTATCAACGCCACATTGGGCGGAATGGTAAAAGGCAATGAATTAACCGTGGAGCAGTCGGCAGCAGTATTAACGGTTGCTATGAAAGCCTACGAAGTAGGAAAGAAAGCGAGGATAAAAGCATGAGTGCAAAAGCAGATAAAACGGGTTCATGTTCCTTTTGTGGACAGACCAAAATAATACAGGTCCCGGAAGAGTGGGAGCAAGGGCAGATTAACGAAGCGGTAACGTGCGAGTGCGAATGCGAGCAAGCACAAGCATACGCAAAAGCAAAAGAGAGAAAGGACAAGGCAAAGAAAAGAGTAAATGAATTATTTGGTGGCGGTGCAGAAAAGCCCGTTGCGGAAGATGTGGTTAATCTTTTAATTGCAACCGTTGATGCAATCGAGGATAAACACATGAAAGGGATTACCGTTGATGTGGGGCATGGCGTAAAAGCAAAGGTTTCTAAAATGGCGAAAGAAAGTATTAAGGTTGAACGGTCGGAGAACAAAAAGACAACCTACGAAGAATAGCGGATTGGGGGGGGCAGTATTGCAAAGAATTGATGATGATATTAAAGCCACAGTAAAAAAGATTATCCAGGGCAACGAGAAACGCAAACGCCGGATGCTTAACGGGAACGCATCAGCATTTGACCGTATGGCTTATAGCGTGATAAATGAAGCCCTTAATAATTCATGCCACAACATAGATAGCGAAGCGGCACGGGAGCAGATGCAGAAACAAATATATAAAAGCGTGGTTCATTGTACGCCGTATGAAAGTATTTATGATGTGATGTGTGGCCGCCGTCAATTCTACGATTACCGCAATGAATTTATAACCGCAGTTGCCGAGGGGCTAGGAATGTTGCCAGGCAGCAGGACTAAAAGGAATACCGGATGCAGCAGTACAACGGGGACATAATAGCAAGGCAAAAGAATTTATAATTGGGTTATGGGGTAGCAATACACATAACCCATAAACCATTTACAGAAAGGGCGGTGGGACCGTGAAAGAATATGCAAAGGGCTTTTATAAGTCCGCCGCATGGAAGAGAGCAAGGCAACAAGTAATAACCAGGAGCAACGGATTGTGTGAGCGGTGCAAGGCGAGAGGAATATATAAGCCGGGTTACATTGTGCATCACAAAGAATATATTACGCCGGGCAATATCAGCAATCCAAACATCACATTGAACCTGGACAACCTGGAATATGTTTGTGAGGATTGCCACAACAAAGAACACAAGGCAGTACATACACCAATGCGTTATCAGTATGATGCAAACGGAAATTTATTACCGCCGAAAGAAAATAATAAATCAGACCACACCCCCGGGGTACAGAATTTGACACCGGGTAAAAGAACCGAGGGAGTTACCTCAAAAAAACTCCGCAAGGTCGCACGCATATGAGGGG